GGCTTGATACATAGCCATTGTTCCGTCCCTTGCGCCGACGCATCTCCAATCTGGAGCTTCCGGAACATGAGACGGTAGTTGAAGGCGCGTCCTCTTACAAAGTATTCATGGTATCTCGGCTTCTGCGCTCCGTATTCCATGACGCCCTTGTCGACGATCTGGTACACGCCGGGGAATTGACGGGTTGCCCCTGCGGATGGCGCCTCCCCCTCTTCGGTTTTGGGAGTAACACCTTCCATTTCGATCCACGTCCACGGTTCCGGCGCTTTGGTTTCGCTGAGAATCTCCACCGTCACCGGGTCGGTCGCCCCGATCTTCTCGCGTTTGTCCCACTCCCCTGTCTTCCAGTTGATCTTTGACAGCTCATCGATGCGATTCATCCAGGTCTGAGCTTGGTCTAGAGTGACGACCGGCTCTTTCACTACACCTGGATTCTGGGTGTTCAAGGTCCAGCCAATCAACAGTTTCCCCGGTTCTACTTCCGTTCTGAAATCGGAATGCATCGACTCACCGCGCCAATGTTGTTGAACGACATACCTGAATGGGGCTTCCCGCTCAGGGGGAATCCGCATGAAGGGGTCATCCAGCTTCTTGACCGGGCGGGGAGTCGTCCACGAAGGGTTCTCATCCTCGTGTCGCTCGAAGTCATCGCTTGCTCCATCGAGCCCGTTGTCAGGCGGAGGAGGATGGGTGACTCCTCGCTCGAAGAGGTCATCCACGATGCGCGCATGGAGGTTGACGACATCTTCGAGGGACCACCCTGGAATCGCCGTCTGTGAACCCGCTTCCTTCGGATACATCAGATGAAGACGGAGATGGAACGCTTTGAGTTCGTCTGTGGAAAACTTCGAGGGGTCTAGGCCTGGAGAAAACTCTCCAGCGTTGACGATCTTTTCTGTTTCCATGGTTATCCTCTTCCCTGCGTCTTGATTCCCTTCGCTTCGAGCCTGTCGAGAAACTCATCCTGATCTTCGGTCTTCACGGACATCATCAGCGTCTGACCGGCGTCTTCATCCAGCTTCCCCTGCCGATAGAGGTCTTCAGCGACCTCAACGGCTCCTTCGAGGTCGCCAAACTCCAACGTCGCCAAAGTTGTCTTCGCCATCACCCTCTCCTCGCCAGACGCTTCTGAATCCGAACCCTACATCTTGTAGTTATGGAACTCCCTGCGCAATACCATCTTGAGCCCGTCCCTGAAGCGGTCTGCCTTCACCCCTTCCAACCCTTCGGGGAGATCAACGCTCGCCACGAATGCATCAACCAGTTCATCCGATGTTGTTACAGTTACCGCGCGACCCGATACGGGCGAGCGTCGCAAGTTGAGACCGGCCTCACAGATAACATCAATCGCCGTCTGCCCCGTTCCCCAACGCGGTGAAGTTGATGTTCCTGTACCTCCGGGGAAGGCGAAACCCTGCAATCTGTAGTATTCCGTCATCGCGTCGGCCATCTTGAGGATGGGAGGCTGGTAAGCAGTTCCATCAGAGAAACTGAACCGAGCCGGGTACAGTTCCGACAGAATCCGGCGCGCGACAACTTCAGTCGTGACCTCTTCGATCCACCTCCCGGTCCCCGTGTATGCCGTCGCAAACTCCTTGGAAGCGCCGTGGACCGCTTCATGAATCAGGTAGCCCAGAGAGGTTCTCAAGGTATTGGTTGAAGTGTCTCCTCCCTGATAACTCCATAGACCGAATGAGTACTGGGTGTTTACAACGATTCCACCTTCCCACGTGTGGTGCGCGGCTCCAAGCGAGCGTCCGAAACGAAATGTCCCAGAATCTGGCCTATTGACGTTCAGATCATAGGAAGTGATCCCCCACTCCGCGAGGAGGTTATTCAACTCTTGCCTGAGAACGCGCTGATCCGACTTCTTGGCCTTCCCGGCGCGAGTCGATGGAAGGGTGTCGCGGAGTCGCTTCTCATCGAATGGCCCGGTCGGTGCTATTCCCTTGGTCTCGGCCAGATATGAGATTGCGTACGGATTGGCGTGCTTCCGCGTCTTGGAATAGTGCTTTGGCTCCGGTCCCGTTGGCTTCTGTTCCTTGGGAATCTTTGGCTTCTTTGGCTTCTTGGGTTTCTCCGGCAACACCGTTCCGCTCGCCCCCTCGGGAGTCTCCCCTGTGGATACAAACACAGCGTCCGTGGAGATATCAACCGTGGTACGACACATGAAGTGGTACGGCGGAAGAGCAAACCCAAGCTTCGCGATGTCCTTGTCCTTCCCGGTCGGGAACGGGGAGCCCGCGGTGATGTCGATTCCGATCTTGTCGAACTGATCCTTGTAGCCCCTCGGATCCCAACCGTGGATGTCCTTGATCGCTCCGGGGTCTTTCGCCTTCATGAGATCATCAAGAACACCAGCGGCTGCGCTTACCTCCATCACCTTCCCGTTCATGTCTCGGCAGATCTCGGTGGTCCGCTCGTCCATCGGATTCACGATTTCATAGCGGGTTACGCCGATCTTCTGCATCTGGCGTATCGTCCCCGTCACCCGAGCCGTCGTTGAAGCGTTGACCGCCGTCCCCTGGAAGTACCACTGTCCTCTGTCTGCGAACGCTCCAACCCCGTACATCGCTTCAGCCACGTCCCTCAGCTTCGCGCCTGCTTCCTTCCCCGGAAGCCCCTCCAGCTCCGTCATCGAATAATCACGGATCAGCTGGACCGTGATTGGGTCGAAGTGTTCTCCCAACCAGAACACCTGGGATTCTTTGAGCCACGCCACCGCCTCCTCGTCCATCGTGTTGAAGGAAGGCTTGAGCTGCGCCGTTCCGATGGCCTTCGCAACAAGGCTTGCGTTCTTGTAGCCGGGTTTCCCCGCTGCCTTACGAAGCAGCGCTTGTTCAGAAAGCCGGTATGTCTGGCTTACCGTACTCTCCATCAGCGCGGAGAGCCGCTTGGAAGGCCAATTCTTGAACCCCTCGATCAGCCGGTCGCGAGCGGTTTCTGCTTTCTCCTTGGTGACCGTACCGCTGGAACTGATCGTCGCGGTGGCGATTGCGATGGCTGTATTGGCTTTCTCCTGCCATTCTGACCACATCGCCCGGTACAACGCCAGTTCCATCGTCGCGATCTGGCGCTCCTCGGGAACATAGGCCACCTTCATGAGTCGAGCCGTCAGGCGTGCGGCGGAAGCAATGAGAGTGACCGGGCTGTAGGACGTTCCAACTGACCTACCCAAAGCCTCACCTCGGCTGCGTAGCAATGCGGCTTTTGGCGGAATGGACGTCAACTCGGAACCTCCTACCACACCCGGAGCGCGTCATGGAAACAAGGGACATCATCTTGATCTTCGAGCGGCATATGGAGAGCCGGTTCCACCGGAAGGACGGAATCAACGAAGTAGGAGCAACCCTCATCGCTTTCAGAAAGCGGAGTCAGGGACATGAAGGCCAGGACGTGGGTGCCATCGGAAAGAGCGAACTGCCGTTCCGACACGTCTGCCTTTGCTAGACCACGGAGCCGGGTGAGGCTTCCCGACGCTACACGGAGCGCATCGCGAGGGGCCAGGACGACAGCCGGCATCGCCCCTGAGGACAATAGTCGTTCCTTCCTCACGACCTCTCCGATCAAGGTTGCGCGGAGGTCGCTCAACCCGTCTACCATCTTCATCGCGGTGATCTGCTGGCCCGGTTCGTTGGGCTGCGCCATATTCTTGACCGCCTCCGCCATCTGGAGGCTGAAGGGGATGTCGAGCTTCACGGACGCATCCGCCTTGGGAATCCTTCGACCAAGGATGTCCTCGACAAACCTCCGCCCAATCCGCGGGGTCATCGCTCCAACCTTCTCAGCAGCCGCAAGCAGACTGAGAAGGTCTTGATCGTCGGTCACGTTGGGAGTATTGGTCTTGAACTGGTGGTTCTTCATCCCCATCTGGCGGAGGAGCCCGTTCCAATCATGGTCCTCTTCATCACGCTCCGGAGCAAACACCTGCTCGTCGCCCAGACGCCGGGATGCCTCCGCCGTTGCTCGGGTGTAATCCTCTGTTTTCCCGACGAAGATCGGCGGCAGACGGAAGGAGCGGCGTACCTTGTCGGCGTTGTTCTTGTCGTATTCTTGGAACATCGCGTCTGTCTGTTGCGAGTTCACCATCTCCTTGACATCGATGCGGACCTGTCCGCCGTCCGTGTTGTCGGGCTCCGCTTCGATGATGAGGAACTTGGAATAATTGTCGGACCCCTGGATGTTGCTCTCCACGAAGGTCTTGATCCGCGAGATGGTCCCGTCCGTGAGCTGTCCGTTGGATACCATCAACATCATGCTGGGGACGTTGTTGTTCTTGAAGGTCGTGAAGTTGATCTCCTCGCTCGCCCTTCCGCCCAGGATGGCAAGGAGATTCCCGATGTAGCGCGGAACACCGTAGGGCGTGTGGCAGGCGTAGATGCGTCGGAACATCATCGGGTTCGCCAGTTGCGAGCTGGAAACCTTCTCACCTTCCTTGACGACCTCTCCGGTGTCCGAGCGAATCTGCCGAGGATCCAACAGCTCTTTGAACCAGACCTGCTTGTACTCGGAACCGTACTGGTACAACTGGACGTAGCGGCGGAACCTCTTGAACTTCTTGACCGTCTTGATCTGCCTGTTATTCCCACTTCCGACGATGCGAACCTGCTCGTATTCGGTAGCCACTTCATCCAGTTTCCCGAGGCGCATCTGGTAGGAGGGGATGTGGCGGTATCCGGTGATCTCGCCCGTCGATGGGATGGTGATGGCTTCGAGGTAGCACATCCCCGTTGACTCCAGGTCCTTTCGCTGGGCGCGCCTGACCGCCGTGAAGGAGTTGTCGTCATAGGAGCCATAGTTCAAATACTCGCTGAACCTGTCGTACTCCTCCTTGACCTCCGCGCTCGACTCCGATGAATCGTCAGGGTCCACCTCCCCATCCAATGGAACGAGGCGCCATCCGTATCCGACGATGTTGACCTCCATCGCTTCGATACATTGGCCCAATTCCGAGTTGTTCCCAGGCATCGACGCCAGCGCGAATACATCGAAGGGAGGTTCAATCACCATTCCAGCGGTGAGGAGCGGCTCCCATGCCGTAGCTCGGGACACCGGCACATCCTTCCCCGGCTCCGTCGCTTCCTGTTTCATTGGGAACACCAGAGCACGGACCTTCCGCATCGTCTTTCCGCTCTGTTCCGCCAACACCGCCGCTTCGCTCATGGTATTCTCCTACATGATTCCGGGCTCAGTCTTCCGAACCTTCCGCCGCCGCTTGTTGAAAGCACAGTTTACCGCGAGGTCCAGGGCATCGAATAGGTCCTTGTACCTTCCACCAGGGAAGAGGACGAGATGTTCCACCAGTTCGTGCTGGCCTTCAACAAAATGAACCTTTCCTTCCTCAAAGCGAGCCGCCAACTTATGGGCCCGAGTGATCTTGTCCTTTGTCGTTACAATCGGGCGAAGACAAAGTCCGGGCTCCTCTTCGAGCAGCTTCTGGTACTGCGATTCCTGGTAAGCGTTGGTCTCAATAGCAGCCTGGATCAACTGGTCTTTTGAACACCAGCCATCGATACAACCACGCCACCATTCCAGAACCTTCGCGGTTTGCTTGCTGAAGGAGAGGTGTCCGGAGTAGTGCGCTACCACGTAGATCTGTTGATCCTTTGTTACCGCTATCGCGACCATCGCAAACTTGTCCTTTCCCTGTTCTTTCTCCTTGATCGCGAGGTCGATGCCGAAGTAGAAGCGCGCGTTGGCCGGAACTTGCTCTGCTTGTACTGTATCCATCCAGTCGTACTGGAAGATTTCACCCTTCATGGCCTCGGTGTCGCACTGGTACTGAGAGTTGAAGATGATTACGCCAAGCTGACGCCGCTTCTCCTTGAAAAACACAGAGGAGTAGCGGGTTGGCCAGGGGCTCCTCCCCTTGTCGTCCAAGGCTCGAATGACCTGGAACGCGCTCTTCATCTCATTCGAGGAGAGGTGGCCGTACAGGTCATCGAAGTGGTAGCGCGTCCCGAGCAGGTGTAACTCGCCCGTGGGTTCCAAACAGGGATGGAGCGTCTTGTAGTACCAGACGTACAGACGCCTGCGCATATACTCGGTGCGGCTGTTCTCTTCGTCAACGAGGTCGTCACCGAGGATGATGTCATAATGCTTGCCGACCGCCTGGCCGCCCACGCCGATACAGGTGACGGTGGCTTCCTTCGCTGGAACCGTGCGACCCTTAACCTCAATCTCGGCAGAATCCCACTTGTCCTCGCTCTGTAACTCCCCGAATATCTCCTTGAGTTTCTCATTCTCTTCGAGTTGTCCTTTGATCTCGCGGAGGATGCTCTGGGCGTGCGTAGCTGTCTTGGAAGCGACGAGGACACGAATGTTTCGATTCTTCAGCACGGCGTGTATAGTCTGAACGACCGTACAAACCGTTGTCTTCCCGCATCCTCGGAAGGCCAGTTGCAACGAGTGCTTATGGACGAGCTGCCACCGCATCAGCGCAAGGTGGAACGGCTGAACCTCATATCCTAACACCTCTTTGGCTAGGATGTCAACCCGGTCGTTGACGAGGATTTGCCGACGCATCCACTCGTTCGTTTGCTCGCTGGAACGACGCAGTGCTTGTACTAGCGCCTGTCGATCCAATCCTTCCTTTGCGACTTCGTGAGCCACCGTTCGCAGACTCCAGCGTGATCGGTCCCGATCCTACCCTGTCGCCTGGGGGTTAGGCTCTGACCTCCCTTCCCCTGCTCTCCTCTTCAGGCTTCAGCGGAGCGGGATGGGGTGCTTGACGGCTTCGAGCCCTGCGGCCATCCGAGCCTGGATGACCTTCCGCGAAGCCTGGAGCATTCCGCCCAACGGTTTCGACGGAGCGTACACCGTGATGGACTTCCCTTCCGACTCCGCGAGTTGACTCAAGGCTTCGATGTCCGCTCGCGATTGCGAAGCCATCTGAATCTCGAAGGCCCAGTCCAGGGCGTCGAACAACCCGTTGACCTCGCCGGTAGAGTAGTGATGTTCCAGAGGATGACAAGAGACAACGTCGATGTCGGTAATGTCCTTATCATCCGGTGGTAGTGGGATTGGATGTAGATGTCCTCCGTCGCTTCGCAGTTCAGACCCTACCATTTCCGGCTCCATGATCCCGGCAACCGCGCTCGAAGCGATGATGCTGGAGATGATGACCGCAGGGGAATCGTGTTCCCCAAAGACCGGCTGTCGATACTCGCCCGTCTGCCGGACCACGTAGCCGCAGCCGTACTTCACGATGAACTTCGAGGGGTCCACCGTCCGCTCCAACTGCCTTCGGAGCGGGTTGAGACTATACAACCCCTTCCAGCGTTGGACCGCAACGGAAAGGAATCCCCTGATCCCGTCGATGGGGTCGGGGTCATCCATTCGCTCCCAGATGTGGCGAAGCGTCGAGAGCTGGTGTTGGGCCGCGAGTACCCCATTGATCGAACCAACGCTTACTCCAAGGATCACGTCATACTCGTGCTTCGACATGAGGTGTTCGAGAATGGGGAGCTGAAACGCCCCCTTGAAACCGCCACCGGAGAGGAGGAGCGCGCGCATTATGTCTCCAGGTTAATCTGGGATTGAGAGGACTGCGGGGATGGTGACGCGAGGATCGGGATGCGTCATCTCCCAAGAAGCCAGGTCTATCGACACCGCGTCTACACCTGCTTCGTCCTGCGCGGCTAGGACCTGTCCGGCGCATGCAACGTAATGCAACTGTAGCGCGGAAGTCCAGTCCATCACGGTACGAACGAACGCTGCTCGATTCACCAGTCCATCCTGAATCGCGGTCTGGTAGTACATTACGAACGATTCACGTTGCGGCTGATCGTAGTGTATGGAATGGTATTCCGTTACCTGGTTTCCGAGGATTCCAATGGCCCTGTACTTATACTGATCGAGCGTGGGCGGGACAGGATGTCCTAAACAGATGGAATCAATCAGCAACTTCTCGCTGTCTGAAGGTTCGACATCGAACAAGAAGTGTACCGCGTCATCTTCGGGAAGGTAGTCCACCCCGATGAAAGGGGTGGTGATACCAGCATTGCTTCTGACCTCTGCGTCAAGGACCTGGTAGCGGACGGGGTTGACGAAGGCTTCGCTGATATTGCGCGGTTCGATATACACGAATGCTCCCCTCTAGTCGAGGATGGCGATGACCTGGCGGATGGTGACGTGGGGATCGGGGTTCAGAAGCTCCCATGCTTCCAGACCGGGAACGACCGCGTCAACCTCCGCCTGAGTAACTCCCGACGCGATGGCCGTGATCTTGTCTGCGTAGTGGAGATGCAGCGCCTCAACCCAGTCCAGGGCTTCCTGGATCTTCGAGGCGCGGTTGAAGAGCCCCTTGGCCAAGGCCAGCTGGTAGTGCATCACGAGGGATTCACGACGCCCCTGATCATATCTGGCGTACAGATAGGTGGTGATGGCCGTTCCCATCTCCTCTCCCTTCACCAGCTTGTAGGCATCGAGGTTCACCGGGGTGGGGTGGGCGAGGAGGATGACCCGAAGCACCGTCAGCTCGGAAGCGGAAGGCTCATCATTGAAAACGATGTCGCAGTTGTCCAACGCGGAGCGTACTGTGACCCCCAGCAGCTCGGTGGTGATCCCCGCAGCGTTGCGAATCTCAGCATCCAGCACATTAGCCTGGACGTTTGCCGTCGTGAAGTCAACGCTAATGGTACGGTGTTCGGTGTGAATCACACGCTCTCCTTCGGGCGATAGCGGTAGCTGACCCTGATGTTCCGGATGTACGCAGTCATCCCAGAAGCAGCACAGCGGAAGTGCACTGATAGCGCATACCCACCACCAATATTGGTGCTTCCTGTGTAGCGGATATGGCCCGCAGAGTATGACACCGCTTCCCCTCGCCACACCCCAAGCGTGTTACCCGAGGAGTTACGCAGTTCAACCTCCACCCACTTCTCCGTAGTGT